CAATCGCCGTTTCGGCTTTCGCGCCTCGGCGTACGGGCGCAGCGTGGCCGAGCCGACGAGCCCAAACGTGAGCCCGTCGCCCCAGACGCCGACGTCCTGCGAGGTCACGGTGAAATCGCCCGCGTCGGCGCTCGCGGCGACGGCGCCATCGGTGAGCCGTTTCACGTAGCAGCGCGCGCCGCCGTCGCGGAAGAAGCTCTCGACGGCGTCGAACACGTGCGGGGGGTTGATCCGCGCGCCGAAGCGCTCGCCGAAACTGTCACCCGAGCGCACGAGTGTCGGCGCGCTCGGGCCGAACTCGGTCTCGCCGACGACGAAGAGGACGTCGGTCGCGGTCGCCGCCCCAGTCGGCGGGAGCACGTCCGAGATAACGACATTGGTTCCGGGTCGGGACACGGCTCTACTCCTTGCGGGCGAGGGTCAGTGAGACGTCCGCTTGCAGCGGGCGCCGGACGATCTGGACGTCGGCGCGTTTCACACGCGGCCAGTCGGGCGGGTCGGTGGGATCGGGCGGGTCGGGCGGCGGTCCCCACGGTCCGCCCGGCCCGGCGCCGTACGCGAACGCGTCGGCGACGCTGACGACGAAGATCGCCTGCGCGGCGTACAGCGTCCGCGTATCCGAGAACGGGAGCACGCCGTAGCTCTCGTCGACGCAGTCGACGCCGAGCGCGAAGCCGTCGAGGCTCTGCTGCTGCGCGATCAGCGTCCGCAGCGCGGCCACGTAGATCAGCGCGTTCTCGCGAGTGCGGCGGCTCGACGCGGCCGAGGTGATCACGCCCGCCGCGAGCGACCAGCGGGCGAGCACGGTCCCGTCGCCCATCCGCTGCGGCGGGCCGGACCAGCCGGGCGAGATCACAACCACGACCGGCAGCCCGTCCTCGGGCCATTTCTCGAACTCGCTCGCGACGATGTACCCGCGCGGCTCGGGGAGCTTGCCGGGCTCGCGCCCGCGCTGGCGCGCCGCCTCTTCGACATAGCGCGGGGTGAGTCGCTTCAGCGTGCGCAGCGCCGCGTCCTCGACGTCGGCGCCGGTGACGATCCGGCCGAAGACGGTCCCGGCCGGGCGCGGGTCGAGCGCCGCCGCCACTTACTCGCCCCCCATGATGTGCTCTGCGAGCGCCTCTGCGACCTCGTGCGACAGTGCGGGGTCGTCGGGCATAACCGGGCGCCGCCCACTGACTATCGCCCCGTAGAACGGCGCGTCGGGCGCGTAGCGAAGGGTCGCCCCGTCGACGTCGACCCGGCCCGAGGTCAGCGCCGCGTGCAGCGTGCCGGAGAGCTGCATTAGCGGGTGAGAGCCCCAGCGCTCGATCGTCGCCGGAGCGTGCCCGGGCCACTGGCCCTCGCCGCCCCCGCTGAACCGGCGCTCGATCCGCTGCTGAAAGATCGAGGCGAGGTCGTCACTCGCGCCGGTCGGCTGCTCGATCCGCCCGGCGATGCGGTCGCACTTCGCGCCCAGCTCGGCGCCGCCGCGTACGACGAGCCCGGCGCCTTTCATGGGCGCTGCTCCGGCGAGCGCGGCCAGATCGACGGCGGGAACCGGCGCAGGTTCGGGTTACGCGGGACCATCGCCGCGTAGTCGTCGAGCGTGAAGTCGCCCCACGCGCCATAGGGCCAGAAATCGCCACGCCCCCCGGCCGTGATCTCGGTGTAGATCGGGACCGAGTACGTCTGATGTCCGCCCGGCGCGCCGCCCCGGATCGCGTCGATCAGCTCCTTTAGCCCGGCCGTGAACAGCCGCTCATATTCCGGGTACGCGCTGCGGTCCGAGCGCACCTGCTCGGGGAAATACGACAGCTCGACGAGCATCGCCGCGTAGAGAGCGACGAGCGTCCGGAGCGCGAGCCAGAACGGCTCGGCGGGCTCGCCGCCGACGCGGGCGAGCACCTCGGCCAGCGCCCGCGTGATCAGCCGGTCGACGCCCTCGTCGGTCGGCCGGGTCGCGTCGGTGAACTCGCCCAGCTCGTTACCGTCGTCGTCTTTCGTGCGGGCGAGCAGCAGATCGGCGACGTCCTGCACCGTGCACCGGTAGGGCAGCTCGTCGCCGTCGTCGCCGTCGTCGCCGTCGTCGAGCCGCTCGGGCTCGACCGGCAGGGGCGCGCCGGGATCATCGTCCGGCCTCGGGTAGATCGGGCGAAGCCCGGCGCGCGCCATGTCTAGCGCCTCGACTTCGTCGAGCGTGACTCGGGCTCGGCCTCGGCCTCTTCGGCTTCGGGGTCGGCTTCGGGCTCGACATCGGCGCCCAGCTCGGCCGATGCGGGCGAGCGGAGGACGGCGAACGGGTAGCGCGTGGCGGCGTTCGGTGCCTCGTGCGTGATCGGATCGCCAACCTGGAACGCGAACCGCGCGACGACGCGGAGCGCGAGCATGTCCTGCTGCGGGAGGTTGTAAATCACCTTCCCAGCCGCGTCGGAAATCACAGCTTGATCGAGGATCTTGTACGTCATGTCTTGACGCACCCCGAGCAAGCCGTACTGATAGTCACCGGCGATGCCCTCGGCCGCGTTGACACCGGTCGGCCACATACCGCGCAGCGTGTAGCGCGGGTCGATGCCGTAAACGTTGTTCACTGACACCTCGGAGAGCTGCACGCCGATCGAGCTGCGCACCTGCCGCAGCCGACCCTTGTACGCCCGCGAGAGCACGAGCCCCGACACGTCGAAGCCGTCGTTTTCGACGCGGGCGAACAGGTCGGAGAAATCACCGGCGAGCCCGCCCGTGTCGGCTGTGTTCGAGCCGCGCGCGACGACCTTCCCGCGAGCGATCGCGGTCGGGACGATCGCGCCCGGCCAGCTCGCGGGCTTTTGGTCCCCGAAGTAGATCGCGCCGTCGAGCGCGCGACCGACCGCCTCGGCGACCATCGGCTGAACCGACGCCCAGATCGGAAACTGTGAGTCGTCGAGGACGGCTTCGGGGATCGGGATGATCGACGCGATCTCTTCGGCGTCGAGGAACTTGTTTTCCCAGTTGACCTCGCTCGTCTGCTTCAGACCGGTGTCACCGTTCACGAAGTAAGCGAGCGGGAGAGCTGACACGACCGGGATGCGGCGCTGCTTTGCCGACATTGGGACGCGTCGGAAAAGTGACATCGCCGCAGACGCGTCGGCAATGTGCCCGATGATCTCGTTTGCGACGGGAACCGGGATCAGTGCATCGGCGTCGGCGCGGCTGATGATGTTGTCGAACGGCACGGGGCAAACCTCCGTAGTGCTGCCTGGTCGGTTGTGCCCGCGCCGCGCATCGCGCGTCGGCCGGGGAGACGGCGGGTTACGTCGCGCGACCCGCCTTGCGCCTGATCAGAGCGTCGAAGCCGCCCTGATCACCGGCCCCGCCATTGGCGAGCCGCGATCCGGCACCGAGATCGGCTCTGCGGACGCCGCGAGCCTGAGCGTCGCGCTCTAGGGCTTCGCGGAGCTGCTGCGCCTCGCGCGTCAGCCGCTCTTTCGTGTCCGCGTGTAGGTACTTCGCAAATTCGGGGATGCCCTCGGCGGCGGCGACGTCCATCGCGAGTTTCTCGCGCCGCAGCTCGGTCAGCTCTTGCTCGGCCTTCGTGCGCGCCTCGCGCTCGCGCTCGATTTCCGTCTTGTTCGCGTTGTCGATCTCCGCGAGCTTGGCTTCGGCGGCTTTCAGCCGGGCCTCGGCGTCGCGGCGCTCGCCGCGCTCGGTCCGGAGCATCGAGCGCACGGCGTCGGGGTTGCGCGCCTCGGCGATCAGTACGCGCTCGGTGGGCGAGAACTCTTCGTCACCGGGCACCGGCGCCGGGGGACGCGTGTCCGGCGCCGGTGCCCCACTAGCCGGGGGTGCGGTCGATGCGGGTCCGGCCGGTGGTTGAGAGCCACTCGGGGGGGACGGGGGAGAGGTTGCGTCTTCGGTCACTAGTCAGTCGGCGCCGAAGGTATCGACAGCCCGGACGTGACCTCGGGCGCTGCGGGCGCCGCTGCCGCCGCCTCGTCGGCGAGCTGAGACCAGCGCTCGATCTCTTGCGGGCTCGCCCCGTAGCGCGCCCAGAGAGCCTCTCGGGGGACGCCTAGCGTCGACATCTTCAGCAGCGCGTCGACGAGCTGCGCTTCGGTCCGGCGCTCGGGATCGGTCCAGATCGTCTCGGCGTCGCGGATCGCCGCTTTCTCGGTCTCGCCGACCGCGAGGAACGAGAGCCGGATCGACTCTTCCCACGGCTCGCCGTACCACCGATGTTTGCGCTTGACCTTCGAGACGAGCCCCGATTCCGACGCGCGGAGCGAGTCGCCAGACGGATATTGCCCGAGCCCGGCCGTCAGGTAGTGCGGCGGCGTGCGGGTCTGCGCGGCGATGTGCTGCACGATCATTTCGATCTGTTTGACGTAGCCGAGCCCCTCGTGCGCGCCCAGCTCGCCGAACTTCGCGTCGTCCATTTCCGAGACCCAGAGCCGGGACACGCTCGACAGGAATTGCTCGCGGTCGAGCGGCTTCCCGTCCGGCCCTTTCGGGATCTCGATCCCGGTCGCCCAGCGCTGCGGGTACGCGACGAACTCGCTATTGACGAGCATGTCGGCGAGCAGCTTGTTTATGGCGTCCTGAAGCCGGAGCATCACGTGCAAGTCGCTCATCCCGGCGCCGTCGATCTGCGGGTTATTGACCATCGGGATCAGCGGCACCTCGCCGAGCGTGTTCGCGATCGACTCGACGACCTCCCACTGACGCGGCTGCCCGTCGTCGGCCTCGGCTTCGAGCAGCAGGTACGCGTCCGGCGTGTAGAGCACGCCCGACCAGAGCGTCTCGCTCCCGAGCTGGCGCCAACGCTTGAAGCCGCCGATGCGCTCGCGGCGATCGCCCGGCGCGGTCTCAACGATCGCTTCGAGCCCCGAGACGACCGAGATCCTCGGGACGTCGCCGTCCGGCGTCACGAGCACGTAACAGATGCCCGCTTGCGACGCCTCCGAGTGCGCGATGTCCGACTCGACGTCGAGGTCGTTCGCCTGCCAGAACCCCCACGCCTGCTCGTCGGCGTCGGTGTCCTCGCCGAAGCGGAAGCCCTGCACGGCGAGCCGCTCGACCGACGAGTCGACGACGATCTGGCACCAGTTGTCGGCGAGGTCGTGCAGCAGGAACCCGAACGCCTCGCGGAATTTCTCGGTCGCGTAGGCGAGCCGGGCTTCGCCCCGGTAGTAAGCGTGAAACTCGTCGATGCGCGGCGCTCGCTCGTCGAGCGCGTGTTCGTAGCGCTCGACGTCTTCGAGCACCGAGTCGGTGACGGCCACGGCGCCGAACTATCAGCGCCGGACTAGAAGCTGACCGGGACGCGCGAGCGCAGCCGGACGCCCGCCGCGATCACGTCGGCGCGCGCCTCGTACGCGAGCACGGCCGCGATCGCGGCGTCGATCCGGTGCGCCGAGCCGGGCCGATCCTTCGAGAGCCAATAGCCGCCGCGCGCCTCGCGCATCTGCGCGTTCAGCACGTGCCGGGTCAGCGTCTCT